AACTAGAAGATGACCTCAAATATTATGCAGAAGGTCAAGCTGGTTTAGGTATTATTATTGGTTGACAAAATTGTCTAATCCTATTATTATATAAACATGAAATTAAAATTACTAGTAATTGGCCATGGGCGACATGGCAAAGATACTGTCTGTGAGATTCTCAGAGACAAGTATGGTTATAGTTTTGAAAGCAGCAGCAAGTTCTGTTCAAAACTTTTTATATACAATGATCTTAAACAAAAGTATAGCTACACAAACGAAGAACAATGCTATGCAGATAGACACAATCACAGACAAGAGTGGTATGAAGCTATTTGCGACTACAATGTACCAGATCCTGCTACACTAGGCAGAGAAATGTTTCAAGAATATGATATCTATTGTGGGCTGAGAAACAAAAAAGAATTCCATGCTATGAAAAATACAGGTGTATTTGATTATTGTATATGGGTTGATCGTAGTGATCACTTGCCACCAGAGAATAAAAATAGTATGAGTTTGGAACAATGGATGTCGGATTATACAATCGACAACAACGGTACATTGCAAGACTTAGAATTTAATGTGCAACAACTTATAGGACATATTGATCCTTACAGTGTATCAGAATAATTAAGTACTAGGTTAACCTCTATATCCCCCCTGATATATAGTCACTCTGGTAAATACTACTAGCAACCAATTCAATAGAGGAGAATGCAATGGCGTTAGTATCACCAGGTGTTCAGGTTAGTGTAGTAGATGAAAGCGCATATGGCGCACCAGGTGCTGGTACAGTACCACTACTATTATTAGCTACAAGAACAAACAAAACAGATCCTACCGGTAGCGAAGCAGACGGTATTGCCAAATATACTAAAACAGCACAAGCTGGTAACGTAATTAAAGTTACTAGTCAGCGTGAGCTAACACAGTTTTTTGGTAACCCAACGTTTACTACTGTAGGCACAGCAATTACACAAGGCAGCGAGACCAGTGAATATGGTCTAATGGCTGCATACAGTTATCTTGGACAAGGCAGTCAAGCGTATGTAGTACGTGCAGACGTTGATCTTGCTCAATTAGAAACAACAACCACAGAGCCAACAGCGGCTTATAGTACAGCAAATGGTCTATGGTTAGACACAGATGCAAGTAAATTTGGTATCCACCAATGGAACAACACCACTAATAAGTGGGAAGAAAAAACTCCAGCAGTACAAATTAATGTAGACGATGGCACAGATGTAGGCGGCGATGTACACACACCAAGTGGTGCAAGTGCAGCCACAAACGGTACATTCTTAGTTGTTGTTCATGTTGATAATGAAACAAGCACAAGTGCAGCTCGTCAAATGAGTATTGAATACTTTTATGGTGTAGCTGGTGCATGGGAAGTTATGGACAGCGACACTGACATGACTGGTGCAATTGGTGTAACTTATGATGAACACTTCAGTGCGCCAGCAAGTCCAGCGGCTAATGATGTTTGGATTAAAACAACACGCCCAGGCAATGGTTTAAATCTTGCAATCAGTCGTTACAATGCAACAAGTTCTGCATTTGCTACAGCAACAGTACAAGGTATAACAAGCACACAAGCAGATGGTGCTGGCGCTATTGGCGACTTTGTACCACAAGATGGTTCAAGTACAACTGCTCTTACATCAAGTAGTGCTACAGTTGGAAACTTATTACTTGACCAACAAGCCAACACTAAAGCAACTATTGCTGTCCGTGAAGTAGTAACTGGCGGCGCAGTAGGCGATTTGACTGCACCAGCAGTGCTTGCACAAGCTGCAACACCAACTGCTACAGCGGCATCAGGTACATACTGGTTTGATGACACAATCAACAGTTTAGACCTATACAAAGTAAACAGTGGTAACTACACAACAACTAGTGCAGTATACGGCACAACTGCTCCAACAGGACCAAGCAGTGGTGATGTTTGGGTTGACACAACACTAGCAGGTGAGAACCAAGCTAATGAACGTGCTTATCCAATGATCAAAGTGTACAACGGTTCAAGTTGGATCACACACAGTAACACAGATCAAACAAATACAACAGGTGTATTGTTTGCTGATATTACTGATACAGCATCTGATGCATCTAACAGTGGTAATGCTACTACTATTAGTGGTGCACCAAATGCAGCAGTTTATCCAAATGGAATGATTGTTGTAAACATGGCACAAAGTAAAAACACAGTGCGCAGTTGGAACGGCACAGCATGGAGAAATGCCGCATCAAATAATTCAGATGGCAGTGGCGCATTTGGCAGATATGCTCAGCGTAAAGTTGTAGCGGCCGGAATGCAAGCAGTAGTAGCAGGAGCAGATTTACGTGAAGAGCAGTACGCATTTAGTTTACTAGCAGCACCTAACTATCCTGAACTAACAGACGAATTAGTATCACTAAACAGTGACCGTGGCGAAACAGCATTTATTATTATTGATGCGCCAATGCGTAAAAACGCAACTGACGCAATTAGTTGGGTTAAAAATAGCAACGCAGCTACTGAAAATGGCGAAGATGGCCTAGTAACAAATAATACTTACAGTGCCGCATACTATCCAGCAGGTAGTTCAACAGAGCCAGTTGGTGGTAAAACAGTAGTTGTTCCAGCAAGTCACATGGCACTATATACATTTGCTTATAACGATAACATTAGTTTCCAATGGTTTGCTCCAGCGGGACTAACACGTGGTGTTGTACAAAACGCAAGCGCAGTTGGTTTTATTAATGGCGAAAACGAATTTAAAGCTATTACACTAACACAAGGACAGCGTGATGAAATGTATCAAAACAAACTAAATCCAATTACAACATTCATTGGACAAGGTACAGTTATATTTGGACAGAAAACATTAGCAAGTACAACAACAGCACTTGACCGTGTTAATGTAGCACGTTTAGTTGCTTACTTACGTGAACGTTTTGATGAGATTGCTAGACCATTCTTGTTCGAGCAAAACGATACACAGACACGTGCCAGAGCAAAACAAGTATTTGAACGTTTCTTAGCAGACATACTAAGCCGCAGAGGTGTAACAGACTTTGCTGTTGTATGTGATACAAGTAATAACACACCAGGACGTATTGACCGTAACGAATTATACATTGATGTAGCAATTGAACCAACTAAATCAGTAGAATTTATTTACATTCCAATCCGTATCGTTAACAGTGGTACACTGTCTAACGCATAAAAAGACTAAAAATAACTACAAACTTAATGGGCGCCTAGTGCGTCCATTTTTTTTCACTGATTTCTTATAAATAGTATTAGCTAGTATAGAGGAGACTAACATGGCAGTATTAACAACACTAGGTGTTCCAGACAATTCAGGAAACACTACTACTATTATGCCAAAACTACAGTACCGTTTTAGAGTTACTTTTGAAGGTGACGGCTTTAGTGCTACACCAACAAGAAACGTTATTAGTACAAGTAGACCTGGATTAACACACGAACAAATTCCAGTAGACGCATACAACAGTAGAATTTATTTGGCAGGTAAACATACATGGGAACCTGTAAGTATTGTATTACGTGACGACATTGATGGCGTTACAATAAGAGAATTAAACAACCAACTTAACAGACAAGTTGACCATGCTAACCAAAGTTCAGTAAGAGCAGGCGCAGGTTATAAATTTACAACTTCAATAGAAACACTTGATGGTGCAAATCCAACACCAGGTGTACTAGACAAGTTTGAACTCAGTGGTTGCTACATCACAAACATTCAGTATGGCGATATGGCATACAGTGCTAGTGATCAAGTACAAGTTACAGTACAAATTCAATACGACAACGCAGAGATTTTTGACGCTGCTGGCAACGCAACACTTACAGGCGGTACAGTAGATAACACATTAGTTAACGCAACAGGCTAATAACTAATGGGAATAACCTCTAGCACTGGTCCACTTAATGCAGCAGCATCGATTTACGGAGTCGACGACATCGTAATGTTCAAGAAGCCAAGACAGAAATTTAATTTTTCTGTGTTTATGGAAATTGACGATGCTGCTACACTATCTGATGAAAGTTATGGAAAATCATTTGTATTTGATAGAGTATCAGGAGTTGAACTACCTGACTATCAATATAATGTAACAAAATTAAATCAATATAATCATCAAAGATTTGTAACAACTAGACAGGATATTTCACCAGCATCAATAACATTTTATGATACTGTTGATGGTCACTTCCAAAATTTACTTACTTCTTATGCTTCATATTATTACTCACAAGGATTAAGTGAGCTCAAGTCACCGTTTGCATCAAATGCTACTACTGGTGTAATTAATACACCAAGTGGACTTAACGCAGTAAATTCTTTAGGTAGATTTTTCTTTAATAGAATTATTATAGTTACTACTGATACACGTGAATCAGTTTTTGCTGGTCCACCAAATACTCCAGCATCTGCTGGTGATGGTCGTGGACGAAGAATTATTATGTCTAACTGTATGATGTCAAATGTTACTCATGACAGACTAGACTATTCAGACAGCACACCAGTTACTTTTACAGCACAATTTCAACCAGAACACGTTGCTTTTGAAAACTTTTAATTAAACATAAATACGTATATAATGGCATCTAAGTTTCAACAAGGAATATTCACACCTAGAAATCTATCTAGGTATATTGGTAAACATTCACCAAGATATCGCAGTGGATGGGAATTAAAATTTATGAGATTTTGTGATACACATCCTAGTGTAGTAGCCTGGGCAAGTGAAAGTCATCGCATACCATATTTTCATCCAGTTAAAAATAAACAAACAATGTATGTACCAGACTTTTTTATAGTGTATGAAGATGTAAATAAAAAAAGACACGCTGAGTTTATAGAAATTAAACCTGCTGGACAAATACTTGGCAATGCCAGAAGTCCGGCACAAAAAGCCGCCGCAGTAGTAAACGAAGCCAAGTGGCAAGCTGCAAAGTTGTTTGCTTCAAAACAAGGTGTAGGATTTAGAGTACTAACTGAAAATGAACTTTTTAATAATCCTAAGAAAACAAAGAAGAGAAAAAAATGAGTAAAAAAATTGAAGAAGTTTTTAACATGGCAAGTCCAGAAACACCAGCACATACTACAGCAGATGAAACTGGATTTGATTTAGAATCAATGCAACAAGTATTAGATACTGCTGATAAAATTGACCAAGCATTACCAGCAGTGCGTGATTTAGAGTCACTTGATAAAGATATGGATGAGTATGCTCAACAAGCAATGGATGCGTTTAAGGATCTTATGGACCTTGGACAAAACGTAGAAGACAGACATGCTGCTCCAGTGTTTGATAGCGCAAGTAAAATGATGACAAATGCCATTACAGCTAAGACAGCAAAGATGGATAAAAAATTAAAGATGATTGAGATGCAAATGCGTAAACGTAAACTTGATTTAGAAGAAAAGAAAGTTGAAATGCAGATTGCCAAGCTCAATGACACCCCCGTTGATGGCGGTCCTATAGAAGGAGCTGCTGAAGAATTTGACCGTTCTAGCCTTATTAACGACATTATGGCAAAAGTAGCAGAATCTAAGAACGGTGATAAATAACTATAAGATAGGATAATATTATGAAAAGTTTAAAGCAATATTTGGCAGAATCTGAGAAAACATATAACTTCAGACTACGTACTGTGGCTGAAATGTCAGATGATCAACTAGATAAATTAGAGAAGCACTTAGCAAGATACAATGTAGAAAGCGTAAGCGCACCTAAGACTAGTATTATTCAAAGAAGCCCAGCTGGGTTTGGTGACATTGGCCCGAGTGCAGTGTCTACTTTGGAAATCGTAACCCACTTACCATGTACTCCAAATGTAATGCAAGAAGAAGTAGCGGCTTCAACAGGCATACACATTGGAGCAATTAGAATATACAATGAAGGTGAGTTTATCGACGAAGAAGAAGATTTAGAGAACACTACTGATGACGAAAGCAAAAGTGTATTAGCAGATGCTGATTATAGCGAAGCTGAAAAAGTAGAACATAAAGACAATTTTGGAAATGAATTTGTTTCTAATTTTGTTAAGAACTTACCTAAATCAGAACTACATAAAGAATATAAGGTATAAAAAAATGGATTTAAGAGACTTAGTAAAATTAGCAGGAATTGTAAACCCAGAACTTCTTAACAGAATTGAAACAACAGCAGAAGTTGAAGAAGCAGAAGGCGCAGGCTTTGAGCAAGCTACAACAAGACCAGAAGAAGAAATAATGGATGACCCAATGCAAGCAATGGGTAGTGATGTAGACACAAGTTTACGCCGTTACTTAAAAGCAAAAGGTGATCATGTAAGTGTAGATGAAACTGTGTATCCAGACCACACTGTAGAAAGTGTAAGCGAAGCATATGCGTCATTTAAAGAAGGTAGTGCTGAAGATGAAAAAGCAATGAGACGTGCTTTTGATAAAGCAGACGAACCAGAACGTGGTGAGAAAAGAAAAAAAGTATCTCTTAAAAAGGCACCATGGGAAAAAGATGACGATGATAAAGTAGACGAAAAACGTCAAACTAATGAATCATCATCTGATACATTAGACCATTTGTATAAACTTCGAATTTCACTAGAAGACGCATTGAAAAATGGTGGCTATTACGTGGATATTAGTAATGGAGTAATACAAGTTGATTCAGACACACCTGCTAACTTTAAATATAATCAAACAACTGGTGAAGATGAACCACCTATATTTGCAGATGAAAAGACAGCAGAGCTTGTTTTGTCATTGCTAAGTCAAGATGACGATATTGATGAAAATGCATTTAACCAAGCAGCTGCAGCGGCGACAAGAGATAACAAAGATACGTTTGAGTTTGGTGGAAAAACACACAAAGCTACAATGAAAAAAGATGTAGCACATAAGCTAGATGATGATGTTAATGATGAATTAGCAGTACTTAGAAGAAACGCAGGAATTTAATATGGCACATTCAAAAATAGACAATACATTTAATGGAGCAATGGATAAACTAAAAGAACTTAGTAGTGTATTCCGTGATGGTGGCAAGCTAGAAGCAGCTTGTGGCGATGATTGTGATTTAGGCGGTGTAAGGTCTGCTTTTGAAGAACTAATGGGAGCAATGCGTGAAGCACACACAGAAGCAACCATGGAAGAGTCAATTAACGAAGGCGGAATAGGCAATATTCATGCTATGATTTCTAGTGCGGATGATCCAGCAGAAATGGTAATGGATTTAGTTGACAAAGGTGATGCTATAGGTA